GCAAGGTCAACGCCACGCTCTTGAAGCTGCAAAAGCTCTTCTGTTTGAAGTTTCCCTTTCGCCTGAATCTGACCATAGGCCGTTGCGATGCCGCTTAGGTCAGCACCAGTCGCACCAGCAATATCTCCTAGGCGCTTGGTAGTATCAACTAGCTTCTCAGTATCAACTCCAAATGCTTTTAAGCGCTTGGCTGTTTCAATTAATTCAGAGCTGGTGAAAGGCGTAACCGACCCAAAATCTTGAAGCTCTTTGATTATGCTTTTAGCTTTATCGACTGAGCCCGTCAGCACTTCTATGCTCTTTGACTGCTTCTCGATCTCAGCGGTCTTGACAAAAACAAACCTTGCCGCTTGAACGAAGCTGAAAGCCGCTGTCAGTTTTGTGACAGTTGATGTGAGCTTGCCAGCCGCCTTGTCGACGGCGTCGATCTCCTTCGCTGACCTTTTAGCAGATGCTCCGGCTTTTGATACGGATTTTTGTAATAACTCTGCCCTCTGGGCTGCTTCCCCCGTTGCTTTCTTGAACCGCCCAAGCGATCGGATGCCCTGCGTGGCATCAACAATTAACTTGACGATCGACTCAGCCATAACCCTATTCTACCGGCCCCCTCTTTTTGCGCGGTCCATTGCCTCCTGCTCTTTCTCTGCCTTTAGCTCGTAATACGCCGCAAAATGCACCATTTCAGCATCGGTCAGCTCTGTTCGCAGTCTGCTAACGGTCATGCCTAGCTCGCAGGCCAGGTGGAACTCAAAAAAGAGCCACCCATCCTGCTTCAGTCGTTTTTTGCGTCTTCAAGGCTGGCCTCTTCGCCAATACCAAACAAAAACAGCTCAAGATCATTCAGCACGCTTTCAGGTAACTGTCGCTGCAGCTTTGGCGCGTCAGCCGGTGCAAATGCCTTCGAGCCGTCCTCAAGCTCTGCCATTTGGCACAGCATCTGAGTGCTCAGGTCCAACGCTTCATCAGTGCCAGCTAGTTGCTGCGATTTCTTGCGGTCTGCCCTTGTGATCGGCTTGAAGTACAGGCTAATGACAGTCTTACCTTCTGCATTCTTCACGTCAAACTTACGCCGCTGGTTAAGGTCGAATTCCCCAACCAGCAAATCAACCGGGCGATTCCTTGACATGAATAGGCTTTCTTTAATAGAAGCCTAGCTTATTCGAGGTTGCCAGTAATAGCGCCGCTCGTCACGAAGTTACAGCTGACGGTGACCAAATCACCAACGGCTGATGAGATCTCAGCATCTGTAATGATGCCGGCAAAACTGACTGAATCTGATCCCGGCGTGGTGCCAGTGGTGAACAGCTCGAAAGTCGCATCCGATGGATCAGCAGCCGTAAGCACATCTTCAACAAATGCCGCTTGGCCTGTTGCGTCTGGGTCGTAGACCAGCTCAACGGTTCCAGATCCTGAGATCAAGCTGCCGATATAGCTTCGAGCAGTGTCGCCGTGCTTGGTCGTGTCAAGAGTCTCTTTCGTGATGCTGAGCGACCAACTGCGGGTGCCCACAATGGTTGCGTTGGAAGCTCCTGCAGCGTCGAATTGGACGGCGCCCTGCTCACCTCTGATTGTTGCCATTGGTCAAAGATCCTCGATAAATTCAAAGGTCACGGAAACCCTTGTTTGGAAAAACGGTTCCGGTTGAGGGGAATCCACAACTGCAGGGCCGTCAGCAGCGTCAAAGAAGACGCCAGAAACTATGGCCCTATTGTAGAGATCTCGAATCCGTTTCCCAATCACATAATTAGCGCCAGGCCCAACGCCTTTAGGGGTGAAGATGTTGCACAGCAAAACGCCGATGACTTTAGTGCTGCCCCTTGCTGTCAGGCCCTGGCTCAGATATTGATTCCCGCCAAATTGAACAAGGCATTGAACCCAGGATGATCGAGCCGTGGGTTTGTTCGGCATGTTGTGAAACACCACAGGGATCGCCGGGGAAAGCGCCAGCTCAGTCGCAAGCCGGCCCTCAATGATCGATCGAACGGTATTGAGATCAACAGCAGCCATCAGCGATTCCTACGGCGTATGAGCTCAATTCTGGCGGGGATCTGAAATGCAGCGATTTCTTTAGCCAAAATATCTGGATAGCCGGGGATCGTCGGCGGGTTTTGCCTGGTCCGGTAAACGCCGCCCCAAGATGGTGGAAGGTTTTTTCCGTAGACCACTGGCTCTGCATAAGGCAAATTATTTTGAATCTCGATTCGTGTTTTGCTGATCTTCACTTGACGCCACCTTCCGCGAAGATCTCCGGTATCAACCGGCGTTTTTTCTTTTACCTGACCCTCCCAAACCTTCGCCGCAAAAATGACCAGCTCCTCAAGCTCATTTTCTGCAAGCTTTGAAATGTCGCCTAAGTCAATTTGCCGTGCCATTGCTATGCCCTCAAAATTAGTTCATAAGTGATTGGCTCATTGTCTTGCTCGATGGTGTCGATCTTTATCACTTCATGCGAAACGCTAGAAATCAAAACGCGGTCTTGAGTCGTCGGTACAGCTGCTGCGTCAGCTGCTGCAATGATCAGCCGCTTATCACCGGATTGGATCAGCTCATTCACTTCTCTAGCTGAGACACCCTGCAGCACCCCTTTAATTTGATTGCTGCTGATGCTTTCGCTGATCTGCCCTGTCGCCGTGTCGTAGGTGCCGCCAGAAACGGTCTGAACCGTGACTTCACCGCCTAAGCTTTTCATTGCGTTTTGCGCTGCTTTTTGCAGGGAAGTTGCAAGAGTCATTTAAGTAGGATCAGGGCCATCCAATGGGGTGGCGTGAGTCAGCGATGCTCATGGTATTGCTGCATCGATAGCTGTCATAAGGTTAGACACGCGGGTGTCGAGTTTGGCGAGGTCTAGGGATTCTCCGATGCTGTAAAAGGAAAGGCGCGGAGCACCATAATCAACTATGCTACCGTCTTGGTTAAGCGCAAATATAGCTACATCCAAGCTGCTAGAAGAATAAGAAGTAGCCGTAAGCGTGTTTGATACGCCTTGACTTCTAGCAACATAATTGGAGCTGTTAGATCTTGAAACTCCTACCAGCCCGACATCACTGCTGTTGGGCGATGCTTGTGCATTGCCACTATTAGCAGCAAAATTTGTATCACCTCTTATCCACAGCCAGCCCCTTGAACCTGTGTCAAGTAGCCCTGCCACGCTGGTGCCGCCATTTGCTGAGATATAAGTTGCTAAATGAATGGAGTTTTGGTTCGGGGCAAATACAGCGGGATTTTCTTCGGTGTCTAGATACTTTGTAGTTCCATCGGCTTGTAACCCAGTCTTCCTGTCGTAATCGCCAGCGACAAAGTTGTTGTTTGTTGGTGCAGTACCCACAAGCGGCACTAATGCACCAGTCAGCGTTCTAGCGCCAGCGAGGATGCAGCTTGCTTTAATGGCGTTCCAGATGCCGTCAGACTTACAACCAAGAACGAAGTCATTGATTGCAGTACGGACACCAGTTTCCAGCGATTGCCCATCAGCAGTTTCTACCGCGTTGATGTAAGTCAACGCATCAGGGTCAAATGCTACAAACTGATACGAGTTAATGAAAACGATGCTCATGTCAAGGCCAAGGTGTAAACATTTCCCAATCGATGGGCGCTCATCAGTTCCATCAGCTCTGCCAAATACTCATCAGTCAGTGTTATCTGTCCCAGTAAAAGCGAAATCGCGCCTTGCATCGCCAGCGGATTCACGCGACCATTCATTGCATCTTGGATGGCGCTGACAAACACAGCTAATGCCCGCGCAAGTTCTGCCGTGGCTGGGGCTTGCAGCACGGCTCGATAAGTTGCGCTGCCCAACAACGCTGTGTAGAACCCCACGTAGTCCGGGCCGGGCTCAATCGGCGGTGGCAGCTCAATCAGCTCCCAGCCGTGTATCCATTCCAAGGTTTCAAAGTCAACAGTGCGTGTTTCGCGGATTGCCCAACCCTCGAAAACTTCTGGCTTGTCTTCTCTGACAATGCGCAACACCAAATATCGTGGATCAATGCCAATTACAGGCTCATCGTCACCACGGGGATAGCTCAGAACTTTCTCGCGGATAGTATCGTAAAGCGCAAAATTGTTGTTCATGACATTAGCTCCGAGTGACATATAGACTGACTTTCAGTCCTGCCCCTGCAGTCCCGCTCCCGATCTGATCAATATCAATTGAGATGATTGAATTATCAGCCAATGCTGAATCACTGATCACCGCAGGAACGGCAGCAGTGGCAGATGTGGTTTCACTGGCATCGATCGAAAGCTTGGTGCTCAGTACACTCGTGCCGGATTCGTTGATGTCAACAACTAACGCACTGCCGACCGGTGCGGTATTAACGCTGGCTTTCACTGCAGTGAGCGTGCCAGCAAACGGCATCCTGAATCGTACCTTATCAGTCCCTGTGGTGAGCGCCGTGGCCTCATCGCTACATGCGATGACGTAGACGTCTTGTTCAGTTTGGGCGCCAGCCCCTACCTCGTCGAGATTGCCTGTAAACGGGTTGAACTTATAGCCCATAACTAAACTTTAGCAACGCTGGAAAGGTTTCCACTTGAATAGGTCAACGTCAAGGTCGCCACCGTGGTGCCTGACGCGCCTCCCGTCTTGAAAACTACGTCTTGAGTTCCAGTGCTTGGCGCTGCAGCTGGACTGAATGAAACATAATCATGCTTGGGGATCTGCAGCCCTTGGACAACGCTGCTCGCGTAGCTGCCATCAGCCTGCCTAATAGCGGTGATGTCGTCGGCGTTATAGCTGTAAGGCATGTTCTAGCTCCGTCTGATTGCGATGTTCCCTGGTCCGCTAATTCTAAGGCCAGTCAAATAGCGTTCATACAGTGGCGGCACGCGGTCGGCCCCAATTGCGCCAGATGTGAGGTTCGGCGTGATGCTGATGCTGCCGATCGAAAGGCTCTTGTAATCCTCAAGCCCGCTCAAGCTGATGCCGTCTTCGTTGTTGTGCAGGTAAACCGCCAGCTCAATTTGAGCCCTCTTGATCTGGTCTGGGATCTCGGTGTCTGTGTAGTAATCAGCCGTGATCGTGAATGGGAAGCCGGTTGAATATCGGCTTGAATAGGTGTCAGGCTTTCGCACTCCTGTCCGTGGCCATTGCAATGCCTGCGTATCAGTTGCGCGGGCACCAAGGAACCGCTCACGGTCTAGCCGCTGTGCAGCTGCTGCAAGCGCTCGATTCCTTGAATCAGTGTTCCCTGTCTCCCATTTTGAGGCATCAGAGCTCAATACCATTGCATCAACCAACGCATCAGCGTCAGTCAGCGTCAGGTAAGAGTTTGCGTTTGCGGCTCCTGGTGTTGCGACGATTACTACTGCCATCAGTCGATCCCTGTTTGCTGGTCTCCTCCGGTGCCGGAGCAGCGGCAGCCTTGGCGGTGGCTGCTGCTGCTTCCTGCTCCTTCGCCCTTCTAAAAGCGTAGAGCCCCATGATTATGCGGCTGCGGCTTTCATCACTGCAAAGTTGATGACCACAACCTCACCAGCGGTTGACCCGAGGTTTGAGAGTGTGACATCGAAACTTCCCGCAGCAGTGGCGGACACAAACGCCAGGTAGAGCCCTGTGCTTGCGCCAGACTGGACGCTAACCAAAACCACGTCACTAGCAGTGACAGAGCTATTGGTGACGGTAAAAGTCACCTCAGCGTTACCGGCAAGTGATGCGTTATGAGTCGTGATTGCCCCTGATGGAGCGTTCACGGTCACGCCTGTCGCTTTGCTGGTGAGCTGGGTCACAGCCCCGCCGGAAACGTAGCCAATGGCTAACCCGGCGGATGTTTCAAAAAAGCTTGCCATGATTGATCAATCCATTGCAGAAACGACGGTTGCGCGGACGATCCCAATATTCTTGGTTTCGTACACTTTCGACCAGTTAGCAGCAGTTGCTAGCTGGGTGCGATTTGGGTTGGAATCAGTGACATTCCACTTTGCACCTACTGGGTGGTAGATGTAGTGGAGGTCGATTGACATCGCGTCAGACTTTTGCAAGATGTCGCGATCGGTCTCCGTTGTGATCCCAGCCTGCTCGCCAGTTGCAACGCTTCCTTGGCTAAACATATAGGTCGCATATTCAGTAGATGCGCCAGATCCAACGGTGTTCACATCGTCAGAGACGATTACGCGCATTCCCAGGTAGGTGGGAACAGTCACGTCACCATAAGCCGCTGCAATTGAACCACCGGATGCAGTTGCATCACCACCGGCCACATCTGTTGCCTTGACGTAATCGACAGCACGACGCTCAACAAGTTCGTAATAAACTTTTGAGTGCATACAGATCGTTGTCAGCTTTTCGCCTTGATCGCCCAGAAGTGCGCGAGCCTGCGAAACCTGACGGGGGCTGAGTGATGTTGGAGTGTCACCAGATTCGCCGTCAATTGTCAGATCAAAAAATGCAGATGCTGAGCTGTTGTTATTGACCGGACCAAACACACCGTTAAGACACGCAAGCATGTCTTTCTGGCGCTGATGGTTGACATAATTGGCAACCTTTTGGCCAATGGCAGCCATAGGGTCAGACCCAGCGGCAAGGGCAGCAAGATCACGCGATTCCCACGCACGTCCGCGATGCAATACAACGCCAACTTGCTTCTGCGCTGAGATCTTGCTAGGCGTCAATGAAGAGCTGTCAGACAGAACTTCAAAATCGCCTGGAAGATTCGCGTTATAAAACGGGACATTAACGAAATCGCCGCCTTCCTGTGCCGCATTAAGTGCGGCCAATGGTGCAACAACACCGCTTTGCAAAAAGGCATCACGCCGCGTTGATTCTTCGATCAAATACGGGGTAAAAACCTCTGGAATGATGATGTCAGAGCGCAGAACCGCCATGACTAACCTCCTAAAAATGGTTGTTTATTTTTCGGGCGTAACCCTTGCGGCTCTGCGTAGCTTCACCTGTGCTGCATGTTAGCGGCTTGCAGCATTTTTCAGCCGTTCGTACAAATCACGATCAGTTTTGAATAGCCTTCCTTGCTCCGTTAAGTCGAAGCTTTCACGGCTGAACGGGTTCTTTGTGCCCGGTGTGATCTCACCGCTCGCCCTCGACGATGGAGCTCCACTGCCCTGCGGCTTTGGTGCCTTTTGCATCCATGCTGGTGTTTTGGCCTTTGCCCATTCCCCTACGGGGGTGCGCTCATAGCCATCAACCACCACGACAGTGCCATCAGGCTCACGCTGGATTTGGTCGCGTTTCAACTGGGTGTTAAGCACCAGTTGAGGGTCATGCACCACATCAGACAATGCGCTGACGGCTGGTGCCATCAACTCAAGTTCTTGCACTCGATCGGTCAGCTCAGCGATCCGCTTGTCTTTCTCGGTAGCTGATTCCCTGAACTGCTGCTCAAGTGCAGCTTTGGCCTCGGCGTATTGGCCTTTGCTTTCCAGTTGGTCTTGCTCAGCCTTTGCCTTGAAATCAATCAGGGCCTGAACGTCAACATCAGCAGCTTTTGCTTTGTTCAGCTTGCCAATCAGCTCATAATTCTTGCGCTCTAATGCTTCAACGCTTTTCTTTAGCGCCTCAACATCAGCTGTTGGTTGTTCTTGCTCTTGAGACGTAATCTCGTCGGTCATGTGAAACCCGTAAGGCTTATTTGCCTCACCACTTTACTTTATCCGCCCAATAGGCTGCAGAAGTTTTGCCTTTGGCGATGTTTTTCGCATGTCGCGCTTTGAATGATGCGCGTTTTGCTTTATCAGCAGCTGACTCACCTTTACGTGGCGGCTTTGGCTTTGCACCTTGCATCCCAAACCGAATCAGCTTTGGTTTGCCGTCCGCCTTCACCACTACAGCGTGGCTTTTGCCGCTGGGATGGCTTGGCGTTCGGATCGGCTTGTCATAGCCGTCAAACGTATGGCCGCCGCGCTTGATGCTCACTTCTTTTTTGGTGCTGACTTCAGCTGTGATCGACGCTTCAGGACTGGGTTGCCTGTCGATTCTGATTTGAGTTTGATCACTGGATCGTCAGCAGTGCCGACCCTGACGATGTTGCCACCTTTGGGGCCTTTGATCGCTGCCCTGGCCCCGCCCATTGCGGTAACAGTGCCAAACGTCCGTTTCCCTTGATAAACCCAGCTGACTCGCTGCCCTTTTCTCACTTCTTCATTCCTTTCTTCATGCCTTTTTTGGTTCCTTTCTTCATGCCCTTCTTCATGCCCTTCTTCATGCCTGCTGAATACTTCATTTGAATGGCTCCCGTCGCTTTGATTCTAGGGTTGCCCGTACCTTGCTAAGTCATGCAATACCCAGACTCACAACCCTCTTCAGGCTCCCATCCAAACAGACCCAGTTGCTCAGGGATTACATCAACAAGATTGATCTCCTTACGTCCGCCAATACTGCTCAGGTAAACAGTGTCTTTGCCTAACTGGTGCCTGCGGTCCTGCAATATGCGCTCAAGCTTTACCGCTTGCTCAAATAGCTCGTTACGTTCGCGTCGCATTGTCACCCATTGATCAGTTGTCTTAAACGGACAGAACCAGCAGCTTGATTTTGGCGGCTGTGGCAAGCCTGCATCCTTAGCAATGATCAAGCAATCTGAACG